GATATAGGCGACCCGGGGGAGCTTGGCGTACTGCCGGAGGGAGTAGGTCTTGCCGTAGCCGCTGCGGGCGACCACGATGCCGAGCCCGATGTACTCTTGACAGCTCTGACACACGCCCAGCACCTTGAGGGCGTCCCGGCTCTCAAAGAAGGCGGGCTTCGTCCCGGTCTTCCGGCCCGGCTCCGGGAGGGCCACGTCCTCCCCGGTGCGCCCGGCCAGCCAGTCCGCGAGCAGCTTCTCAATGGCTGCGATGTCCCCCTCGTACTTGCCCGAGAGGTAGCGGGAGATCGTCGGGCGGGAATAGCCCGGGATCTCGCTTGCCAGGGTCGCGATGCTGGTCTTCGTCGCCGCGAGGTAGTCGTTGATCTGCTCCGCGAGACTCTTGCTGTTGGTATAGGTTGCGGCCTGGGCCGCTGCTGCTGTGACTTCCATGTTGTACCTCCTATTCGTTCATAGCCCTCAAACGGGCGAGGGCGTCGTCTGCCTTGTTGGTGAGGAACTCGTCCCCGGATGTCTTCTTCCTGGCCTTCCGGCTTGCCGCCGCTTCCGCCCGGTATTCCTTGTCGTTCGGGAGGGCGATGACCTTCGGGCTCCGCTCCGCCTTGATGGTGAGGTCGATCATGCCGACCGCGCTCGAGGGGCGTCCGCCCTCCTGGACGCGGAGCTCGTAGGGCCTCCGCATGTCTTCCAGGATCTCGCGCATTTCCTTCTCCTGCCGCTTCTGGTCGCGGAGGTGGCGCTCAAGCGCCGCCTGTGAACAGTGGGGCCCGAAGGCCAGGAGCTCGGCGGAGACGGCCTCGCATATCTTCCGGCCCTCCTCGTCGAAGACGTAGAGCTTCGTGACGTCGTCGATGTCCCACTTGATGCCGACGTGCTTGCCGACGTAGTGACAAAGCTCGTAGTCCGTGTAGAGCGTCCCGAACTTGGTGATCCCCTGGTTCCGCACGAGGGCGGTGTCCGCCTTCATGAGCAGCATCGCCGCATACTCCCGGGGCGGCGCTGCCTTCTCATAGCGTTCGCCGTTCTCAAAGAGCGAGATCGGCGTGACCCACTTCTCGCCCGCGTCCTTGAGTCCCCGGTGCTCCCGGGTGTGGTACTTCGTTTCCTTCCACTCCGTCCACGCCTCGAAGAACTCCTCCATCGTGAGCAGCTCCCCACGCTCGAGCATCCCGTCGACGTCCTTCTGCCGCTTGGCGTAGGTCTTGGAACCCGTGAGGGTGCCCGTGTAGCTCTCAAACCATTTTGAGAACTTGGAGCACACGGTCGAGAAGAAACGCTCGATCGGCTTGTCCCACGGCTGATAGGGGAGCGACCGCCCCACCTCCTCGATGCCGATGCTCTGGTAGAAACCCACCGTCTCCGCGTCGAACTCGAACTCGATGTTCCGCTTCTTCCGGCTCTGGCCCGTCATGGTCTTCGCCGTGTAGTCCTTGCCGTTGTCCACGTGCAGGATGTGGGGGACGCCGCCCGGGTGGGAGTAGAGCATCTTCACAAGGCTCTCCTTGAGGGTCTGGTTGTTGGCGTCTACACAAGCCACGTCGCCCACGATCGCCCGGCTCCGCATGTCCATCCATGCGACGAGCTTCGGGCGGACGGCCTTGACTTTCCCGTTCGGGGCAACCCACTGAACCCAAAAGTCGAAGGTGTGCTCGTCGCCGACCACGTACTCCATGACCTTGAGGCTCGTCGCGTCCCGCTTGCCCTTGAGCATCTTCTTGTTCTTCCACTCCCGGGAGCCGTTGGCCGCGAGGTAGCGGGCCGACTCTGCGCCCCGGCTGTCCATGAGGTGCTTGATGTACCGGGCGACCGTCTTGATGCTGGGGTAGCTCTCCCAGCCCCGGCCCTCGGCGACTTCCTCAAACTTCTCATAGAGCATCTCAATCGTCCCCAGGTTGGCGGCGAAGCGGTGGTCGAACCAGATGTTTTCAATGAGCGCCTTTTGCTCGTCCGTGAGGCTTGGGAAGGTTGCCTTCTCCTTCGGCTTCCGGCACAAGGCCAGCGCCCGGAAGTAGTCCCGGTTCTGCCCGTCCTCCTTCTCCAGCTTGAGCGCCCAGGCGTTCGCCTTGAGGACGTTGCTCATGTAGCGGTAGAGGGTTTGCGGGCTCACGCCCAGCCCCAGCGCGTAGCGTTCCGCGTAGGCCGTGCGGTTTTCCGGGCCGTCGTACTCTATGAAGTCTTGAACCCGTGCCGCCAGCTCGACGGCTTCGTAGAACTCCTTCTTATGCTGCTCGGTGTAGTGGTTGAGGTCGACGCCCACATACCAGGGCGCGGACTCTGCTCGCTTCTCTATGACGACATCCCTCCCGTCCACTTTCTGCGCCGCCCGCCACGCCTTCCGGCCTTTTGGGGAGAGCGAGGAGACCGCAATCAAAACTTGCTCCTTGCCTCCGCCCTCCTGGGGCTGCGTCTTGGTCTTGTACTGCTTGGGGTTGCGGGCGATGCGTTGGGCGAATGTCCCATACTTCACGCCCTCGAACTCCGCCGCCTCCTTCATGGTGATGAATACGTCCGGCACTCCTGTCCCTCCCTTCCTGCTGTCATGCTGCCGTTGCCTTCTCGACCTTCCGGGGGTCGAGCTTGAGGGCCGCGATGAGCGCCGGGAGGTACTTCTCGCCCGAGCGGACGCCGTAGAGAATGTAGCTTAGATACTGCGGCGACGTCCCGATCTCGGCGGCGAGCTGCGACTTTGTCTTCTCCTGGTCGGCGAGCGCCTTGACGACGAGCTTCCCCAGGGGGCAAAGTTTGCCGTTGCTTTTCATCGCTGTCCTCCTTCCTGTGTAGTCGTTCTTAGAATTACTTCCGCCCCAGGCGGTGCAGCGAGAGGGCTGTGATGAAACCCACGCCCAAAAGCGCCGCCGTCCGGGTGATGCCGTCCGGCGCTCCCGCTGCCACACACGCGGCGGCGACGCCCAGCATCGCCAGGGCCAGAAGCCCGAACCCGATGACAAAGTCAAGGATCGCGTCCAGCGTGGGGATGACCCGCCGCGCACACTCCCGGGCCGCTTCCTTCTCAAGTAATTTGAGAATATAGCCCAGGGTCTCCGCCTCCTGCGCCGCCGCCGTGAAGGTCAGCTCCGCCCCGTAGCGGGGCCGGAAGGGGTTCCGGGGATCGCCCGAGAGCCGCTTCCGCGCCAGGGCCTCCCGCCGCTGGAAGGCGACGAGGTCGGCGGCTCGTTTGAGTTCTGCTTTCATGCTGCTGTTTCCTCCTTGTGTGCCCCTCCCCGGCGCTGGTATAATCGAAGTAGGGCTTCCGGCCCGGGAAGGAGGTGATCTAAATGTGTGACGATGTTCTCAACGCTGTGGAGCGAGTTCATGACGAGGTAGATGCCTGTCGTGACGCCGACTGGTCTATTCTTGGGGAGCGCCTTCGCAAAACCATCCTCGACTCCGATGAACACGCCGGAGCCAACCTTAGCGACGCCCAAAAGGAAGCAATTATAGCGGTATGCCGTGAAACATACTATGCAGCTTCGATCATCGCTCGGGCGTATGCGTTTAAGGCTGCGGAAGTTCTTCGCCATCATGAGCCCGAATAAGAGCTATAGCCGTGTACTCCATGTTTCCGTCCTTAAGTCTTTCTGCTGCTTTTCTGATTGCTTCTGTGGGCGGGTAGTATGGAGCGGAGTCTCTGCCCGGGGCTGTCTGCTTGTCGGACGGCCCCTTTTCTTTTGGCGGTTCGCCTGTAGTCAGCCACGCAAGCCAGCACTCCCGGCATGAGAAGGCGTCGCAGTTCTCAGGGACAACGGGCGGACATTGTGCCGAGACGATGTCGGCGATCTCGTCCGCCGCCGTCTTCGGGGATCTAAAGAGGTCTAACCCGTTCATGATCTCGCCTCCTTCCGATACTGCTTGACGGCGAAGTTCCCGTCGAACATCTCCGCCAGCTCTCCGACCCGTTCTCGGAGCGCCTTCCGCAAGGCGAGCGCCGGAGCGCCTTCCGCGTCCAGGTTGTCCAGGGCGGCATCCAGCTCCCGGGCCCCGTTGAAGATGTTGAGGTAGACCCGGCAATCGTTGTCCGGGCAATCCGCCGCCAGCGCCAGCCCCAGGGTGTAGATCTGCGCCGTCTCCCGGTGGCGCTTGAGCTCCGGGTGGAGGTGCTCGAAGGTCGTCCGCTCCGGCGTGTGGGCCTGGGCGGTGCGGGCCTCCTCGATCGCGGCGGTGAGGGCTGCGCTCTCGCCCTCTGTGACCGTCCCCGTCGCCGCCAGCGCCCGGAGATAGGCCCGGGCCTCGTGCTCAAGCCGTCCGGCCTCCGCGCCGGGCCGGGCGTCCCGGAGATCCGCGATGAGGCCGTTGAGCTCCCGGTGCGCCTTTGTGCGGATGCGGAGCTCCGCCTCGTCCGCTTCGTCCGCCAGCCGCTCAAGGGAGCACCGCGCACAAACCGCGTCGAGCTGCTCTTGCGTCATCTCCGGGAGGTGGTGGCGGCAAAGCTCGTCGCACACATAGGAGAGGAGCTCCTCCGGCTTCTTGGGGAGCGGCCCCGGGGCCTCCCCGAAGGTGTCCGGGAGGACGTAGCAGTCTTCCCGATCCAGAAGGCCCAGGTCGCGGAGCGCGGCCTTGTAGCCGTAAAGCTCATGTGCCGCCGTGCGCTCGTCCACGTCCTTGTAGTGGGGGCTCGCGACCTGTCCCCGGAGGGTGTTCTCCCATCCGGCGATCATCTTCTGCGCGTCCACTTCCTCCTCCTCGGTGGCCTCGTCCGTCTCCTTGATGAGCGTGACCTTGACCTCGGGCTCCTCGGTGTCGAGCTCCGACTCAAGCCCACGGGCCAGCTCCACGGCCTCCTCAATGCTGTCCGCGTTGTCGTACTCCATCGCGCCCCGGTCGACCTCGAGCGTCCCCGTGTAGAGCTCCGCGTCGATGACGCCGTACTTGCCGAGGGCCGTGCCCTCCCATTCCCGAAGCTCCCGGTCGTTGAACTTGACGACGAGGTAGCCGTTGATCTTCTTCATCTTTCTCATACTGCTGCTCCTTCCTGTTGTTCCGTGCCCTGCCATCATCAGACCGAGGGCGGGCTCTCCCCCTCGATGACGCCCCGAGGGGCGTTTCGGCTATGAGTGTGTGGCCTCGAAGTTCTCGATCGCCCACTTGTTCCCGGTAGCGTAGACGGCCCGCCGCGTCCGTTCGGCGGGGGTCTCGCGCCGAGGAATTGCTGCCAGGGCTTCCCGCATCCCGCACTCCGGGCAGATGTCCGTCTTGTTGTCCCGCCGTGAAAGCGCGGGAGGGTCGGTATAACTGCGCCCGCAGACCGGGCAAATGCGTTCTCTTTTCTCGCTCATGCTGCTGCTCCTTCCTGTTGTGTGGGTCATTGTCCCAGCGAAGGGACGACCCGGATCATGTTCGTGCGCTTGTGGAGGATGATGAGTTCCCCGTCCGGCTTCTGCCGCACGACGAGCCAGTTCTCCGGCGCGAGGCCCGCTTGCCCGAGCCTGATCTTCTGTTTCCTGGTCGGCTTTCTGCCGTTTCTCATGTTCGGCCTCCTTTACGCTTTCCTTTTTGTGGTCGGTGTGGTATGCTTGTTTTGCTTAATTTTTTAATCTATGAGTATTATATTGCGTATTTACGAGAATGTCAATACATTTACGAGAAAAATTCACGGATTTTCGAGAGGTGCTTTTTATGTTTAGTGAACTTTTACGAGAATTACGCTCGAAAAAGGGCGTAACGCAAGTAGAACTTGCAAAGGCTATCGGCGTTTCTAATGGAAATGTCGGAGACTGGGAACGGGGGAGGAGCAAGCCAGGCTATGAGGCCCTGGTCGCTCTCGCTCGTTATTTCGAGATTGATGCCGGGCGTCTCTTAGAATTGCCTCCGCTACCCTCAAGCCCGCCCACTTGTGACGGCGTCCCCTTGTCCCAGCTTGAGGCCGATTTTCTTGCCATGTTCCGCCTCCTGCCCCCGGACGCCAGAGAGGAGATCTTCGACCTGGTTCACTTCAAGTACAAGCGGATTGTCGAACAGAAAAAAGAGTCTATCTTCTGGACATATTTCGACGAGAACGACGGGAGCGACGACGGTAAAAGCGGCCCCGCCGAAGGCCGTAAGACCCGCGACGGAACCGCCTGATTTTTTGCCCTGCTATGATTAAAAAATAAATCAAAAGTCTGTAGAATTGCAAAGGAGGCCGGGAGAGCGTCCCGACCCCTGGAAAACCCGCGTATTCCGGGCAATTCTACAATTCTACACGGGTTTGGGGGAATTGTAGAATTGCGAGCGGGCGTTTTGCCCCTGGTTCCGCTCCGTCGCCGCCCTGTGAGTAACGCCCCGTTTAACGGCTCGTAACGCGCCCGCCCCGCCGATCTGCGCCGCCGAACCCCTGTTTTTGCCCCCTGCTGTTAATTCCTGCACGGTTTAACGCCCTGTTTGCACGCTTCGCCCGCTTGCCTTCCGGGGCCTCGTCTGCTATACTATCCTCAAGGGCCGCGAAGCCCGTCCTCTTTGTCTGCTGCTGTGACTTCCGGGACGGGCCGAGCGGCCCTTCTTGCGCCCGAAAATGGCCTTGTATCAAGGTTTTTCGCCCCTCGGCGGGTTGATATGCGCCCGACGCGCCGCCGCCGTTCCTGGGCCTCCCAGGGCTCGCCAGGGCATGAAAAAAGGACGCCGATCGCCTCGACGCCCTTCACTCAAGTTGTCTGATAATTTGCGGCCCCATCGCGGGCCCGTCCCGGTTGAAAATGCCCCGTTTCCCGCATAAACAGCGGGTTTTCTCGCCGTCTCCCGTCCTGTCCCGCCTTATCCCGTCTTTCTCAAATACGTTGTCCCCGTACATTTGCTTCGATTTCAACTTTCCGGGGCGGATTAGACAGGAGTTTGTCAATGTCTTTTTCTTCGACACAAGCCATTTTTGCTATCGTCATTTTGGATATGTTGTGATAGGAAATAAGCACTTTCAAAAATCCGCTTAATTTCATATCCTTATCTTCAATCGCTCCAAAATACAAAAAACCTATCTTGCTGAGTATCTTATGTCGAAATTCAGGCTCTTTTGGCAAACATTCAACGTCCCCGCTTGCTACTTTTTCGATTTCTTTCTCGGTTATCTCTAAATATTTTGAAAGAGTATTTTTGTTAAAATCATACGTTTCAATCAAAGAAGTTAGCATCTCTGAAATATTCTTTGTCTCTATCATATTTGCCCCCTAACTTCTGACTTATCATTTCGTTTTCAGTATACCACAATTCCGAGAGAGTGGAAATAGAGAGTTTTCCGAGCTGATTTCCGACTTTATGGATATACGGGGCGGGCGGTCTTTTAGGTGTAGACTTATCTTAGTTCATCGATGAGCCGCACCTTGAAAACAGAATGACCATCCGAAAAGGAATACCTCGGCAGGGTAAGCACCGCAACGAGCCACTTCGGGACATTTTGTCCCGAAGTCCGGGGAGCGTGCCAATGTTGGAACACGCCGCAGGAATGGGGCAGGAAGCCTTTTCGGGAATAACGGCAAAGGAAAAAAGGAGGGAACACATGAGAGAGAACCCCTATAAAGACTTGCCGCCGCTGGAACGCAGGCAGGCCGGTTCCCTTTACCGCATGACACCGGCACAGAGGAAACAGGCAAACGCCCTGATCCGCCGGGAGTGCTGCTGTTATGAGGACGGGAACTGTATGCTCCTTGACAATGGGGACACCCACACCTGCCCCCAGACCATTTCTTTCTCGGTCTGCTGTAAGTGGTTCCGCTGGTCGGTCTTGCCGCAAATCGGGACGCTGGAAGCGGAGATTTTCCGGGATAAGGAGCTAAAACGCTGTGTGGTCTGCGGCAGAGTGTTCGTCCCAAAGTCCAACCGAGCGAAATACTGTCCCGACTGCGCCGCCAGAGTTCACAGGCGGCAGAAAACAGAAAGTGAACGGAAAAGGAGGTCTACTGTGGACAGTTAGGGGCTGAAAAGTCCTTGATTTACAAGGCTTTGCAAGCACAGAACAGGGGCAGGCAATAGAAACTACCGTCTGCCCCAGAAAACGGGCTTCTAACCGTCCACAAAACACGATATGACAAAAGCCATTTATATCCATCAGCCGGAAAAGGCGGTCAGCTTTACCCGGCTTCCCAATTTCCTTTTTGAAGCCCCCACATTCACGCCACTGTCCAACGAAGCAAAGGTATTGTATGCCTTTATCCTGCGCCGGACAGACCTGTCTCGGAAAAACGGCTGGGCAGATGAATACGGGCGGATTTACCTCTACTATCCCATCAATGAGGTAGTGGAGCTGCTCCGCTGTGGGCGGCAGAAAGCGGTCAATACCCTGCGGGAGCTGCAATATGCCGGACTGGTAGAAATCCAGAAACAGGGCTGTGGAAAACCCAACCGCATTTACCCAAAATCCTACGAAGCTGTTCCAAACACCGACTTCAAGAAATCCGGTTATGGAACGCCGGAGGACTGAAAACCGTACTCATAGAGTACGATAATCAATCCTCTTGAAGTACGAAAAACGGACGGTATATAGAAATACAAAGATAAAAATATTGATTTATATTCTATCCATTCCCTTCCTATCCGAGATATTTTCTGCGGGATTTTCCTGTGAAAAAGTCCCGGAAAGGAACGGAACGGGGAAAGGAGTTTCATGGCACAACACGCAATTTTGCGATTTGAAAAACACAAGGGCAATCCGGCAAGACCGCTGGAAGCCCATCACGAACGGCAAAAGGAACAGTACGCCAGCAATCCCGACATTGACACCAGCCGGAGCAAGTACAATTTCCACATCGTCAAGCCGGAGGGCAGGTACTACCACTTCATTCAAAACCGCATTGAACAGGCAGGCTGCCGCACCCGCAGGGACAGCACCCGGTTTGTGGATACGCTGATTACCGCCAGCCCGGAATTTTTTAAAAAGAAGTCCCCAAAGGAGATACAGGAATTTTTCCAGAGGGCGGCTGATTTCTTAATCGGGCGGGTAGGGAAAGAAAATATCGTGTCGGCGGTGGTACACATGGACGAGAAAACGCCCCACCTGCATTTGGTCTTTGTCCCGCTGACAGAGGACAACCGCCTGTGTGCAAAGGAGATTATAGGGAATAGAGCCAACCTCACAAAATGGCAGGACGATTTTCACGCCTATATGGTAGAGAAATATCCCGACTTGGAGCGTGGGGAAAGTGCCAGCAAGACAGGCAGGAAGCATATCCCAACCCGTCTGTTCAAGCAGGCGGTCAATCTCTCTAAACAGGCAAGGGCTATTGAAGCCACGCTGGACGGTATTACCCCGTTCAACGCCGGAAAAAAGAAAGAGGAAGCCCTCTCCCTGCTGAAAAAGTGGTTTCCGCAGATGGAGAACTTCTCCGGTCAGCTCAAAAAATACAAGGTCACGATAAACGACCTTTTGGCAGAGAATGAACAGTTGGAAGCCAGAGCCAAAGCCAGCGAAAAAGGCAAGATGAAAGATACGATGGAACGGGCAAAGCTGGAAAGCGAGCTGCACGACATTCAGCGGCTGGTTGACCGTATCCCACCGGAGGTACTGGCAGAACTGAAACACCAACAGCGGCACACAAGGGAACGGTGATTGATGGCAGAAAACATTTCACGCCGCACAGCGGTATTGTACCTTGACAACTGAATACAGAGAAAGGCGATATATGGCAAAAAAGCAACCGGATACAAATATCCCCCAGCATGAAATAGAAGCCCTTGCCCGGTGCTTACTTCCCGAAATCCAAAAATTCTTTGAAAGCCCGGAGGGGCAGAAAGAATTTGAAGAATGGAAAGCGCAGAGGGCAAAGGAAACAGAAAAGGAAAGGAGCGTATGA